ATCACAGTATCAAATGGATCGGCCTGCTACTGGACAACTGGTGGCAGGCCATTCTTACATCTGAGGTGACAAATGGCTGCTGGTGATACCGACATTCGTATTTGCTCTGATGCCTTGCTGATGCTGGGCGGCAAAGCAATCTCTTCTTTCAACGAAGGCACATCAGCATCAAACACTTGTGACCGCCTGTACCCTGGTGTCAAGTTCTCCACGTTACAGTCATACCCATGGTCTTTCAGCTTTAAGAAAGTCCAGCTTGCACAGACGATCAACACGCCTGTCAATCAATACCGATACGAATATCAACTGCCATCTGACCGACTTGGCGCAATCAGACGGGCATACAACAGTACAGCTATTGGCGCTGGAACATTCAATGATTGGGTGATCCAAGGCGATAAGCTTTTGACAAATGAAACAACTGTGGTCATTGATTACCAGTTTGCGCCCACAGAATCCGAAATGCCAGCGTACTTTGTGCAATTGCTCAAGTACATGATGGCATGGCATTTGGCAGATCCGATCACAGATCAGGTCAGCAAGACACAATACTGGCAACAAGTTGCTGTTGGCTCACCTGGTGAGAACAACCGTGGTGGCTACTTTCGCACAGCCATGGTGGTCGATGGACAAGGAAACACAACACAGTCATTTGAAGACTTCAGCCTTATTGAAGTGAGAAACTAATGGTTCGACTTGTTGCCATTCAAACCAACTTTTCGAGCGGGGAGTTAGACCCTTTGCTCAGGGCTAGGGTTGAGCTTGAGCAATACAAGAATGGCGCTGAGACACTGACCAATGTATTGGTTCAGCCACAAGGCGGTGTACGCAGGCGTGGTGGGCTTAAACACTTGATGGAGATACCCAGCGCAGCAAGTCCAGAAAATGGCACTCGTAGCGTTGCATTTGAGTTCTCTGTAGACGACAGTTATATGCTGATCTTTGTGAATCAGCGGATGTATGTATTCAAAGACAGAACATTGATCACAAATATCAATGGTTCAGGCAATCCATATCTGGCAGTGACTGCTGTCACAAGCTCAATTCTGTCCACCATGTGTTGGACTCAATCTGCTGATACGCTGATCATCACCCATAAAGATATCAATCCGATCAAGATTGTGCGTGGTGGTACTGATGCCACATGGACTGTCAGCAATATCAGTTTTATTGGCATACCCAAATACGCATTCACCATTGCGTACAGCAACCCAGCAGGCACATTGACACCAAGTGCAACATCTGGAGCCATCACACTGACTGCATCGTCTGCGGTCTTTTCTGCTGGTAGTGTTGGTCAGTATGTAAATGCGACTCCACAAGGCAGAGCTAGGATCGTTGCATACACCAGTACCACTGTGGTTAGTGCTGTGACTGAGATCCCATTTTTCAATACTTCAGCTATTGCAACTGGATCATGGGAATATGAGTCTGGCTATGAAGATGTGTGGAGTTCAACCAAAGGTTGGCCTCGTACTTGTACCTTCCATGAAGGTCGTCTGTACTTTGGTGGCAGTAAGTCTCGCCCACTTGAACACAATTACCGACATTATCAGTGGTCGTGACCTGCAAGTGTTTACGACTGGTGGCGAGTTCTATGTACCGCAGTCTGGTCTTGATCCAATCACGCCAACCAACTTCTTTGTGAAAACAGTCAGCCGCAATGGTTCCCGTGAAGGTATGCGTGTGCAGACATTGCAGTCTGGAACCATCTATGTCCAGCGCCAAGGCAAAGCACTCAATGAGTTCTTGTACAGCGATGCAACTTTGTCTTATGTCAGTACATCAATCAGCTTGTTGTCCAGCCATTTGATCAACAATCCACTTGAATTGGCGTTAAGAAAAGCTACCAGTACAGAAGAGACAGATGCATTGCTGATGCTCAATGGAGACGGCACGATTGCCAACTACTCCATCTTGCGCCAGCAAAATGTGGTTGCTCCAAGCAAACTCACAACTGATGGATTGTTCAAAGACGTTGGCGTTGACATTGAAGACATTTATGTTGTGGTCAAGCGTACATTTAACAGTGTGGACAAATACTTTGTTGAGGTGTTTGACACAACCACATTCACAGATTGCTGCTTTACTGGCGGTGTTGCCACAACCATTTCTAGCCTACCGCACATTGGCAAGACACTGAATGTGATTGCTGATGGCAGTGTGCTGTCTGATGAAGTTGTCAGCGGTGGTGGATCTATCACAATGGATCGTGCCAGTACAACCAGTTATGAAGTTGGATTGCCATTCACAGTGACCATCAAGACTTTGCCTATTGAACCACGGATGTCTGTTGGTGTGCGTATTGGCTTTGTCAAACGCATTATTGAAGTCAATGCTTTGTTGTATGAGACACAGCATTTGCTGGTCAACGATAACCTTGTGCCGATCAGATCGTTTGACACTGTTGGCATATTGGATGAAGCAATCCCAGAATTCACTGGAACAAAAACTGTTGGAGGAATCGCTGGGTACTCTGATGATGCTCAAATTACAATCAGTCAAAATCTTCCGTTGAAGTTAACGCTTCTGGGTCTTGACTACAAACTATCTGTGTACGGAGGCACATAAATGGCACAAATCGCAATGTTGGCCTTTGCTGCTGTAAGTGCATTGTCTTCTATCAGACAAGGTGAGCAACAAGCCGAAAGATTCAGATTTGAAGCACAGCAGGCTGAACTGCAAGGTCGTCAGAATGCGCTGAACTACAACCGCCAAGCTTTGGCTGTTTTTGAGCGCCAGCAAAAAATAAGTGGATCTATCCGAGCAAGAGCAGCCGCTGGCGGCATTGACCCACTGACAGGAAGCCCACTGTCTATTGACCAATCAAATGCCCAACGTGCTGGCTATGAGATGCAGATTGCCCGTGAGAATGCTGAGTTAGCGGCTGCTGGTGGTCTGGCTCAATCGCAACAACTGTATGGTGCGGCTACTGTTGCAGAGGCTGCTGGCATAACAGGCGCAATTGGCAAAGTTGCAATGGGATATACCATGTATGAACAATCTAAAACTCCACAAGCACCGACAGGTAGCCCTGGCTTGTCTTCTAGACCTGTCACAACAAATCTTCCAGCGTATTCTATGGATATAAATTTGAATGGAAGGGCATACTGACATGGCTGAATTACCTCGTTACGAAAATCTAGGTGTTCAGTATGCTGATCTGCCAAAGATATCCACAGCTATGCAGCAAATTAAAGCTCAGGGATATGCTGGCGTTGAGCAATCATTAGATCGAATGACCAACTTCTTTCAAGAGAAGGCGGTCACTGAAGCTCAAAAGAAAGCATTGAAATATGCTATTGAATTACCTCCAACACCAGAGCAATTGCTTGAAGCCAAGAAGACTGGTCAGATGCCAGTCATTAAAGGTGCTGGCAGTGTGTTTACAGAAACATACAACAAAGCAACCGCACACATCTTAGGCAATCAACTACAGACTGAATTTCAAAACAGGACTGCTGCAAGATTAAATGCAATGGAGCGTGGCGCTGTTCTTGATGTCACCACACTTCAACGTGATTTGCGTGATGACATTGATGGCACTATATCTGTCCTGACTGCGATTGATCCAGAGACATCTATCAAGTTCCGTGCATCTATGGCTACCATTGGTCATGGCGTATACAAGCAAGCATTGGTAATCGATGAAAAGAATCGCCAATTGAGTTATGCCGCTGATCAAGAGGCTGCTCTTATGAGCATCAAACCTGTGGTTGAAAATGTCATTAAGTCATATGCTGACATTGGAATGGATCCAGCAGAGCTTGAAAATATTTTGCAAAATGTGATACAGCCTTTTACAAACAAGACAAGCATTACATTGTCTGGTAGTGAAAAATACGCTATTGAGGCATACAAGATTGTGCAAGAAGCTAAGGTTGGCGCTGTACTGACAAAGCTGTCAGATCCGATATTTGCACCTTCTGTTGGTGTTGCCGCTCAAAAATTAATGAATGGTGATGTTGGTGAATTGACTGGTTTATATAACAGACTGGATAAAGAAACCAAAAACAAAATCAGATCTGCACATATGAAATTAGTCAGTGATGCCAAACAATTCACTGATATTGAAGATGAAAAACGTAAGGCTGAAAACAAAATCAAGGGCAATGAGTTGACTATTGAATTCTTGCGCCCTGATACAAAGCCTGCTCGTAAGCAAGAAATTTTGACCGAGATGATTCGTTTAGATGAAATGAATTTGACCACCGCTATGGAATTGATGAAGCCAAAAGAAGTTGAACCAAATCCAGTGCTGACAATGAATCTTTATGAAAACATCAAGAATGGTCGGATAAAGAGCATCAAAGAACTTGTGCCATATTCATCCAAAATGAGTCGTGCTGAATTTGAATCACTTGGCAGATCATTGGTTGACAATCAGGCCAAGATTGCTTTGGAAAGAATTGATCGTGAAGCTGGCATTGTCAGTCCATTCATTGATCCTGGCGCTGAAAAACTCAAGAAGAAAATTGATCTTACCGAAAGATATTACCAAGAACTGCAAAAACAAGTGGTTGGTGAAAAAGGTGTAAAGCGTTATTTGACACCAGAAGAGGCTTTGAATAATGCATTAAAAGGATATGGTGGCGATAAGATCGTCATAGACAAAGAGACAAAGCGCAAACAAGCTCAAGAGAAGATAGACAATTTCTTCAGCAAAAAGCCAGATGTCAAAAAGCCAAACACGCCACTTGATCAGACTGATTTTTCCAAAGTGCCTGGCTTGTCTTCAGATGAAGTGACTCGTCTGAACAAAGCCAAGAAAGATTATCAGGACAACCTATGAGTCTAGAACGAGAACTTCGCAAAGACTGGGATAGTGTGTTCTACCCAGCACCTGATCCTATTGTGGAGCCAGCGCCAGTCCAAGCGCCTGGCACAAGCCAGCTTGGTGACATTCTGGTGGCTGAGGCTGGATCTAGGGGCTTGCCTGAGTCTGCCTATTCTGGTCAGGTTCAGGCTGAGATGAAATCTTTTGATCCAACCATGCGCCAGCAAGCTGCTGACAAGCTTCAGGCTGTATTGGAAAGTCTTGGCGTAGATCGTTACAAAGCCCGTCAGAACGCACAATCTTTTATTGGTGGGCCAAGCAGTAATCTGCCAGCAACTATGGGGCTTGTAGACGCTTTGGCGATGCTGCCTGGTATTGGTACAGCAATTGGTACTGCCATGCTGCCCATGTACACTGAGGAAGGCGCTTTGGCAATTGCTGAAGGTATTAAATCTGCCGAGCAAGGCGATCTAGTATCTGCTGGAATTGAGACTACTGTTGGTGCATTGAATGTATTACCAGGCGCACAGGCGGCAAAAGAAGTTGGTAAGACTGTTGTCAAGAAAGCCAAGTCATTGGTTAAGGAAGCAAAATAATGGCGATCCAGCAACTTGATCTTAAACTTGATCAGATGAATGAAACCCTTGTTGACCAAGATCAGCGAGAAAAGCTTGCTTCTGCGCCAATGTCGGAAACAGCAACTGCTGACGCTATGGCTCCTATGCAAGCAGAAATGCAAGAAGAAGGCATTCAGGTTGCTGGCGGTGGTGGTTCGGTAATGCGTGAGGTATTGAAGAAGCTCAAGCCTGTCGAGATCCGCAAGCCACCAGTTGCACCACTGACACCAGAAGCCGCTACTGCCGCTGCGGTAGAAGACACTACCAAAGCCGCAATTAATGCTGGTGTAACTACCAGCAAGACAGAAGCCAAGATTGCTGCCAAGGTGCAAGCTAACGCCAAGCCAGCGATCACGCCAGAAGCTTTTGCCAGTCAACGTGCTGAAGTGCAAAAGATCCGTGCTGTCACAGATCCAGCCACAGAAGTACCGCCAGCAACAGTATTCAATCTGCCAAAGATGGAGACAACGGAAGACATCAAGTCAACCATTGAAACCATGAACAAGATGGCTGGCATCAAGACCCAGACAATCACATTTGATGATGTGCGTACAGCCGCTGAAGGTGCTGGCATTGGCCCAAAGTTTATTGATGACATCACCAGTGGCAAGCTGGAAGTCAGCCCAGAGAACACCTACAAAGCTTTGAACGCCATGGTTGCCAGTGCCAAGCACTTAGATGGACTGGCGGCAAAAGTGGCTGATGGATCTGCTACTCCAACCGAGTTGGCAGAGATGGCTCAAACCATTCACTTTCACAATCTGCTTCAGCAAAGCGTCAAAGGTTACCAGACCAATGTTGCTCAGTCTTTGGCAGTGATGCGTATGCCAAGAGATGGTGCTGTTGATATTTCAAGCATCATTGAGAACTTTGGCAATGAGACTGATATTGTGAAGTTTGCTCAAGCCTATCTGGATGTCAAGACTCCAGAGGGTAAAGCCAACATGATCAAAAGTATGGCTCAAGGTAATCCTTGGGAGAAGATGTACACAGTCTATGTCAACGGCATTTTGTCTCGACCAGGCACACATTTGAAGAATGCTTTGAGTAACACTGTATTCTTGCCATGGCGAATGACTGAACGTGCTGTTGCCGCAACGATTGGAACAGTGCGACAAGGCATTGGTCTTGGTGGTGACGATGCATACTCATTGCTGGAAGTGCCAACCATGCTGGCATCCACAACAACTGCTGTGCGTAATGGCTGGGAGTTGATGTCTCATGCATTTGTCAATGGTGTGCCAAAAGGCTGGAATGACCCAACCAAGATTGCCAGACAACAATCCCGCTTAGAGTTGTTTAATGCCAAAGCAGATGGATCTTTGTTGTCGGCTGGCATTAGGTCACTCAATTATGTAACCACATTGCCTGGTCGTGCATTGATGACATCAGATGAATTCTTTAAGGGTGTCAACTACACCTATGAGTTGTCTGCTGAAGCCTCACGACTTGGCATCAATACATATAACGATGCGCTAAAAAGCGGCTCATCTGTTGCTGATGCGCTCAAAGCCAAGTCTGATGCCATTGATAGATTCTTACTGGAGCCACCAGATTACATTGTGGGTTTGGCAGAGACTGGGACATTTACTCAAAGGCTTGAAGGTACTGCTGGGAAAATACAGTCTGCATTGACACCAAATACAGCAACTGGATTTGCCTTGCGTACTCAACTGCCATTTATTGCAACACCAGTCAATGTGATGGGTGAAGCAGTAGCTCGTACACCATTGGCTCCATTTACCAGTTCTTTCTGGTCTGCCATGAAACAAGGCGGCAAAGAAGCAGATATGGCAATGACCAAGGTTGGTCTTGGTGGTGCAGCCATATATGGATTCAGCCAAATGGCTACCAATGGAACGATTACAGGATCTGGCCCTGGTGATAAAGGCACACGCCAAGCGATGGAGCGCCAAGGCTGGCAACCATACAGCTTTGTGTTTGACATCAGTAACCTGACAGAAGATGTGCGTCAAGACTTTTCGCAGTTCCCTGGCATGGTCAGATTTGGTTCTGGTGATTACGCAGGTAAGGTCTACTTGAGTTACCAAGGCATGGAGCCTATTGGAGCTTTGATGGGTATGTCTGCTGACTATGTGGACTATGCTCGGTATGAGGAAGACGACAGTCGTGTTAATGCGCTGGCTGGCGGTATTGTGTTTGGTGTTGCCAACTATATGTTGGAGCATCCAATGCTGACTGGTGTGAGCAATATCACCTCATTGCTTGGCGGCAGTGTTCCAAACAGCAGACAACACATGGTTGAGATGTTGAATGGTATTGCTCGGATTGGTACAACAACTGCCATCAAATCTGTTGAGCCACTGTCTGGAATTATTACCAGCACCAAAGAAAAGATTGATCCATTGCGTAGAGACTACCAAGCAGATCCTAATTTGCCTGCTGGCCTCAAAGGCTTGATGGATGCTGTAAACAAGTGGAAATCTGAGACACCTGGCTTATCTGAGAATCTGCCACCCATGCTTAACATCTGGGGCGAGACAGTACCGCATGAGTACACATGGTCACCATTGCGGATGAAAGAAGGCAAGATGTCTGAGACTGATCAGGCGTTGATCCAGTTGAATGCCAACATTAGTATGCCTACTAGACAAGTCAACATGGTAGATCCAAAAACTGGAATCTCTTCAAGCACCAAGTTGACATCTGAAGAATATAACGAAGTGATTCGTATTGCGAATGACAAACTCAAATTGGAAGATCAGGTTAAAGCGGTTGTGCAAATGATTAAAGAAGACGACAATAAACAGCCATTAATCAGGTATCAGAACATGATCAGCAAAACATTCAGTGATGTGTTTGAAATCTCCAAAAAGTTTTTATTGGAAGAAAGCATTTATGGTGATGACATTAAGGAACGCATTGCCGACAAAGCTGAAAGACTCAATGAATTTGGCAAAGGAGCTAAATAATGGCATACCCGATATCTGATGTAACAAGGCGTGTTGTATACACTGGCTCTGCTGGAGTAGGGCCATACAGCTTCAGCTTTGAGATTCTCACAAATACTGACATTGCGGTATATAAAGACACCACACTACTGACGCTGACCACTGACTACACTGTGACGATCAATGCCAATGGCACTGGTTCAGTGACACTTGTGGTTGCGGCAACAGCAGGTAACAACATCACTCTGGTTGGCGACCGAGCAATTGCAAGGGCAACAGACTTTGTAACTGGTGGTGATTTGTTTGCCAACTCGCTCAATGATGAGTTTGACAGCTTGGTCATTTTTAGCCAGCAGACTGATGAAAAAGCAGAGCGTGGACTGAAAGCTCCTGTAACTGATCCAACAGACATCAACATGGTTTTGCCAAGCAAGACCAGTCGTGCAAGCAAGTACTTGGCGTTTGATGTTAATGGCAATCCTGTGGCTACTGCTGGTACTTCTGAGTCTCCATCATTAGGCACAATGTCATCACAGAACGCAAATGCTGTTGCAATCAGTGGTGGCAGTATTGCTGGCATTACAGACCTTGCTGTTGCTGATGGTGGTACTGGTGCATCAACTGCTGCTGGGGCAAGAACAAATCTTGGTCTTGCAATTGGAACTGATGTTCAGGCATATGATGCAAATTATGCAAAAACAAATACTGCTCAATCTTTTACAGCAGCACAACGTGGATCCATTACAGCATTAACTGATGGCGCAACCATTACTGCTGACTTTGCTGTGGCAAACAACTTCAGTGTGACGCTGGGTGGCAATCGGACATTGGCTAATCCAACCAATCAAACTGCTGGTCAGTCTGGTGCGGTTGTGGTGACACAAGATGGCACTGGATCACGCACATTGGCTTATGGAAGCAATTGGAAGTTTGCTGGCGGTACTGCTCCGACATTGACAACTACGGCAAATGCTGTTGATGTAATTGCTTATTATGTTGAAAGTGCAAGTCGTATTACTGCACGTTTGATTGCGGATGTGAAATGAGCATCATCAACGCCCACCCCCTACTGGCTGCCGCTGGTGCTGATGGCTATCAAATCAGCCGCAGTGTGCGTCTGCGTTCAAGTGCAAGTGCTTATTTGAATCGGACTCCTGCCGTTGGAAACAGACAAATATTTACTTGGAGTGGGTGGCTTAAGAAAAGTACAAACGCCTCTCTTGAAAACCTGTTGGGTACGCCATATAACACTGCATCTACTAACGCTACCTTACTCCGCATAGGCAACGATTCAGTGAATTTTGCTACATGGGATGGCGGTGTACAAACAGGACTTGTTAGCTCTGCAAATCTGCTTAGAGACCCATCTGCTTGGTACCACATTGTCTATAAGGTAGACACAACACAAGCAACCGCTGCTAACAGAGTTCGCATTTATGTAAATGGAGTTGAGGTTTCTTACTCAACTGCCTCCTACCCAGCGCAAAACTACAATACTTACATTAATAGTGCAATAGCACATTATTCTGGGGTACTGTGGTTTAGTACTGGTGGCGCTTTCTCTGCGGCTCAACCAATGGACGGCTACCTCACCGAAATCAATTTCATTGACGGACAGGCGTTAACGCCTTCTAGTTTCGGAGAAACTAACGCAGTCACAGGTGTATGGCAACCTAAACGCTATGCTGGTACATACGGCACAAATGGCTTCTATTTACCTTTTTCTGATAACTCTGGTGCGGATAGTTTTGGTATTGGTGCAGATAAATCAGCAGATGCATTAAATCGTGTTGAACTTGGCAATACTAGTGTGGGTTATACCATATTAGGAACCATGACATTTGCATCTGCTGGTGCAGCCCAAGTACACTTACGAGACAACAATTCATCAACAGCAGCAGCAGACCCTGGTGGTTTAACTACAAATACAGCATTAGGATATGATTTTGGTAGAGCTATTAAAATAAGAAGAATTGCAACACTTACCGCTGCTGCTAATGGTACAGGTGCAACAAGTATATTCAATATTCAATACTCTGACGATAATGTCACATGGACAACAGTAACAGGGTCAGCTACTACACATACATTTTCAGCAGGGCTTGCACAAAGCAATACTACTGATATAGATGACAATGGTTCGCACCGATATTGGAGATTAAGATATTTGTCTGGTACTACAGCTGGTAATTTTTGGATTGCCACATTAGATATGTATGTTAACAATATTGGGCCTAATAGTTGGTTTCCAGTTAATGTATCTACAACTGCTGGCACAACCTACGATTCCATGCTGGACGTGCCTACGCCTTATGCTGATGGTGATAAAGGGCGGGGGAACTATTGCGTGTTGAATCCGTTGCAAGATAGTGCAACGCTGGCGAATGGAAACCTTGACGCTACCTCGCTCTCTAGTTACTCAGGCCGCAAGGCAACCATGCAACTCCCGACAACGGGAAAATGGTATTGGGAGACTACTGTTTCCAACACAAGCACAACGGCTGGAAACTGGTTTATTTTTGGCATGGTTACAAATTCTTTTGCGCTGACCTCTGCGGCTGTTGGGGCTGCTAATGCAATTTCTTTTGGTGACAGGAACGATTCTGTATCTGGTGTGTTTAATGAAACAACAACAGTGTTCTCGTCTGCATCGATAAACTTTGCGACCAATGACATATTGCAATGTGCTTATGACGCAGATAGTGGCAAGTTTTGGTTTGGAAAAAATAATTCTTGGTATGACTCATCTGGAACCACCACAGGCAATCCAGCAACAGGGTCTAACCAAACGCTAACGGCCTCCGCAAAAGAGTGGTTTCCGTTCTTCCAAGGCAATAACACTTCGTCTGTGGCTAATCTGAATTTTGGTCAACGCCCATTCAGCTACACACCACCCACAGGTTTCAAAGCACTGAACACGCAAAATCTGCCTACGCCTACGATTAGCAATGGTGCTAATTACATGGCGGCTACGACTTAC